TAGCAAAGTTTGGATCATCGCCAAGTGCAGCAGCCAACTCATTTAGTGTATCAAGAGTCGATGGTGCTGAAGCTACAAGATTCGAAACTTCAGTTCTTACAAATGCAGTTGTAGCAATTTGAGTTGTGTTCGTTGCAGCTGCAGCAGTCGGAGCAGCAGGAATACCAGTGAATGTTGGTGAAGCGATATTGGCTTTGGTTGCGATATATGTATTAGTATTCGCAAGTCTTGAATTTTCAGTAGCGGCGACAGCGTAGTAGGCAGATGATTGACCGTCTAGCAAGTCGGCGTCTAGACCCGATCCAGCACCGTCTACAGTTTTGATAAGAGTTAAGATTTCTGATGCAGATTGATCAGCAGTAGCACCAGACTCGATGCCGTCTAGTTTTGAACCATCTGCCGATAAGTCGCGACCATCAACTGTCTGAGATCCACTGAACGTAATATTGCCAGTCATCTGACCGCCAGCTTTCGGTAACATCGTGGCAATATATGCATTCGTGTTCGCTAGAGCGGCACGCTCTGTCGCCTCATTATTATCAACATCAGTTTGAACAGATGCGATATAAGAGTTTGTGTTGGCGAGAGCAGCGAGCGCAGCCACGTTTGCGACCTGCGCTCTATCACTAATCAACGTCCTGAGTGCGGTATTTGTTGAGGTCAGGTTTGTATTTACAAGATCTACTCTGGTCGTTTGTGTAGAAACGAGTGAGCGAATCGCTGTGTTTGTACCTGTCAGATTGGTGTTTAAATTGCTGATTGCTGAGTTGGTGTTTGCGAGTGCTACATCTGCAACAGTTGTTATTTTTAAACCACCAGCAGTTGAACCATCATGAAGACGCATTCTGTTGTTTGTAGTATCATACGTGATTTCTGTTATAGCTCCAACAAATGCATCATTCTGAGCTTCTGTTCCACGTCTAAATTGTAATACTGTAGGCATCTATTTTATCTCCTTATGCGCCAACATATGCTTCACCGTCGCCATAATCGACGGTAATTATACTTCCAACAGGTTCCATGCAAGTATAAACTGCACCCAAACTAACACCAAACGCATCAGTACCAGTAGTTTCGAATGGCGTTTCTTGAATTGTTTGTGCGTTGTTATAGCTTAGATCGAAATCGCCAGATGCACCTGGAGCAGTAGAAATCGTGCTGTCTTGGAAACCAGAAGCACCGCCGCCAGATCCTGCAGCCGCAAATGATAAGTTACCAGCACCATCTGTTTTTAGAAACTGACCAGAAGTTCCGTCGGCTGAGGGGAGTGTCCAAACATAATCAGTAGTAACTGCAGTTGGTGCTCTGAATGCAACATAATTAGAACTGTCACTATCGTAGAAATTCAGTTGCCCTCTTGCTAGTAGCAAAGGCTGATATGCAGCGACAACATTAGCAACTTGAATTCGATCACTGATGAGTGTTCTAAGAGCTGTATTTGTTGAAGTTAGATTTGTGTTGAGATTACTGATTCCGGAGTTTGTATTAGCAAGCGCACTCGCGTTCGCCATTTCAAAAATAACACTACCATTCGAAGAATATAGTTTTTGATCTTTCGTATTAAGCGCAAGTTCTCCCAGCTCAATGTTTGAGGTTGTCGGCTTATTGCCTGCGACGTTGCTGCGCTTGATCCGAATGGTCGAAGCCATTTAATGTAAACTCCTATAAAGGACACTGTGGGGAAACACTTGTCCCCACAGTTTTATATATCTATCACAAAAGACGCTAGTATGTACCACCGTCAATAATTGCATCGAGTTGAGCCAAATTATAATTGTTATCAGAAGTATTAACTGTTGTTGTTGGTTCAGTATCCAAATCTTCATAGAATTTGAAAATACCGTCTGTTGCATCTCGGAAATATCCGCTGTATTTGACAGCACTATTTCCACTGATTACATATTTACCATAAACACCCGAGTCGACCGTATCTGCTGCATTGTTTGCAGCGAGCTTGATCATTGTATCATCGACGTTCAGAGTGCTTGTTGAAATATAAGTAACGCCACCTTCGACTGTCAAGTTTCCGTCGATATGTGTATTACCAGAAACTGTCAGGTTCGTACTGATCGTCGCTCGACCAGTGTGAGTAAACACACCACTCGTTGCCGGGCTTGCTGAATCTGCCTTTGTAGCAATGTAGGAGTTCGTGTTGGCGAGAGCGGCACGCTCGATTGCAATTGTTTGATACTCTGCTGCTGCATTTGCTACCTGCAACCGATCACTAATAAGTGTTCTCAGTGCTGTATTGGTTGAGGTCAGATTTGTATTTACAAGATCGACCCGAGCAGTCTGCGTAGAAACAAGAGAGCGAATTGCGGTATTTGTTGAAGTCAGGTTTGTATTAAGCTGACTGATCGCCGAGTTAGTATTTGCAAGAGCTGCTCGTTCAGCCGCCTCATTATTATCAACATCAGTTTGAACAGATGCGATATAAGAGTTTGTGTTAGCGAGAGCAGATCTTTCTGCCGAAGAAACAGAAGCAATGTATGCGTTTGTATTCGCGAGGGCTGCACGCTCGATTGCAATTGTTTGATAAGTAGCAGCTGCGTTGGCAACCTGCAACCGATCGCTAATCAGAGTGCGCAGAGCAGTGTTAGTCGAAGTCAGGTTTGTATTAAGCTGACTGATCGCCGAGTTAGTATTTGCAAGAGCAGAATCAGAAAGTCGTACAATATCCGAACCGTCCGATGACGAAAAGATAACCAGGTCAGATAAGTTAACAGCCAATTCACCAGCTGCCAGCGAACCCCCTGAGGGAACGGCACCTGGAGTATTACTCCGCTTGATTTTAATTGTTGCAGCCATTTTTTATATCTCCTTGAATAATAGAAGGGGAATCATTTCAATTTTCTTCCCTCTTTCAAGTTAAAACCTTTCACGGTTTTATATTTTGTCTGTACAACCTCTGGTTTAGGTTCTTCTCTAGGTTTCGAAGAAGATAAATCTTTGGCTGACATTCTTTGAAACTTTTCCCGTTCTTCCTTTTGTTTGTATTGCTTATTTATAATAACAAGCTGTTCTATTTCTTTTTGCAAAATATTATTTTTGCTTTCCACAATCATCAGGTGTTTTGTGAGTTCTTCAATTTTTGATTGCTGAGTTGCAATATACTCAGACGCCTGCTGATGAAACGCCAGCAAAACATTAAACTGTTCTTCTTTGGTTAATTCTTCCAAAAGAAATCTCCATAACTAAAATGTTCCTCCGTCCAAAACGTCAAAAACAGGGACGCCTGAATCATTAATTTGCAATGTATCCCCAGAAGAACCTGTTGCAAAACTTAGAGCTGTTGTATTTGAAGCATATAATACACCAGCATTTGTAAAACTTGTCAGACCTGTGCCGCCATACTGGGTTCCCAATGCACTTTGTAATATTAATGACGCAACATTGGCAGTGTTAAGATTGGTTACAGTAGTATCTGAGGAAGGTGGTAATGTAGATAAAGAAAGATACTGTTTAGATTGCCCAGAACGTACAATTTCTAAACTACCAGTGGTTACATTAGCAGAAATCGCTGTGTTACCGAGATTGATAGTAGTTCCAGAAAGATAAAGATCCCGCCAACGTTTTTCCGTAGTACCAAGATCATATGTTACGTTTGCTGATGGTATTAAGTTCGATGAAATAGCTTCTAGGTTAGCAGCTGCACCAAGGTCGGAATATTTCGCAATGCGCGTACCACCAGCAGTTACACCGTCGTGAACTATCAGTGTTTGTAAAGTTGTGTCAACTGTTATCTCGCCATTCGCACCTGTAAAAGATGAATGTTGAGCAGTTGTGCCTCTGCGAAATTTTACTTCGATCGCCATTAAGTCAGTCCACCGTAATCTCTGTTTATATTTATATCCGTTGTGGACGTGATAAATCCGTAATCAATTGTCTCAGCTCCAATTTCAGACTCAACTGAAGCGATGTATGCGTTGGTGTTAGCAAGAGCTGATTGAAAAGTAGAATTTGTTGTGAAGGTCGAAGTTAAGTATGCGTTGGAAACTTCGCCTGTTCCAGCTGTAGCTGCAATATAAGCATTTGTGTTGGCAACAAATAGTTGAAAAGCTGTATTAGAAACAAAAGTTGCTTGAAGGTATGTATTAGAAACATTACCACTGCCGCCACTTACAGTATTTGCTTGCCATTTCCCTAGAGTGCTATTCCAGACAAGTGATTGACCATCACTTGGGGACCCAACACTATTATAGTCAACATCATCTAAAAACTTGAGCCAAACTTCACCGCTGCCACCAGAGCTAGAACCACCACCCATATCTCCACGAGCATATGCCATGCGTGTAACTTGGGCAGATATCTTTCGTACGAAATCATCATAAAGATCTTGAAACTTTTGTTCTACTGGACCGATATCGGCGTCTTTACCATCTTTTCCTGGAAGACCCTGTTCACCTCTCTCACCCTGTAAACCACGTTCACCCTGTAACCCTTGGGGACCGACTCGACCAATTTCACCGCGTTCGCCTCGTTCACCACGTTCGCCTTGTGGACCCTGTTCGCCAAGTAACCCTCGCTCACCTGCTTTTCCTTCAGGACCGCGATCGCCTTTTTCTCCGCGAAATACTTGTATGGGAATAGGTTCTTCAACACCTTCAACTGTAAGATATTGAATACCTGTTTGGTCGTTGATATCTTTCTGAACAGCTTTATATAACTGCTCAAACAGATCATCTTTGATTTTACTGTTCTGCTTATTTACTATGCCAAGAAGAGTGGCAAGCAACTTAGCATTTTCAAGTGTTGGCTTCATGGGAGGTTAAACCTCCTTGGGGTCATCAGCCATTGAGTCCATAAACCGTGTCATACTTTCTATAAGTCTTTTTTCTTCTTCACTGTGCGGTTTATCTTCTTTGACCTCCAATACCTCTAGGTTTGGAATGTGCTCCTCTTGTTCCTGTTCTTGATCTTGCTGCGGAGGTGGCTCTTCACCTTGCTCTTTTTTCATCTGAGCATCAATTTCGGCGATCTCATCTTCAGTAAATCTAAGAACATGCTTGCGAATCCATTCAGCAGAAAAAAACTTTCCTTCGAATGCTTCTGCTTGTTGAAGTATGGCAAGTCGAGAATTGATAAGTTCTTGCTCTTTGAGTTCTGTGAAATAGTTATCTTTCATGAAGTCATATTTCACATTGTTCTTAATCGAACGCCACTCTGCGCGAGACATAACGCCAGTCAACGCAAGTTGGATTTCGAGTAACTCGTCAAACAACATACTAAACCTATTTCGCAGTCGATTCACAAACTTCGTAAACTTCAGCTCATCGCGTGATATTTCACTGGCTCTACCAAGATTAAATGCGTTATCAGCTTCTAGTCGAGAAATAGGAACATTGAGTGCCATGTAAAGTTTTTTGCGGAAGTAATCTACATCTTCCATTTCGCCAAGGTTCTGACCGCCAGGAAGTGTAGTGATCTCAGTTCCGCGACCACCTTCACGACGAGGCAACCAATAATCCTCGAGCATCGTCATAAACTTGCGGTCGTCTTTGACCTCGCCTGTATTTGCATCATAGACGAGTTTGTTTTTATGTTTCGTCATCATGTCGCGCAGGTATTGCTCCGCTTTCATCTTCGGCAAGTTACCAACGTCGATGTAGAAGATCCTTCGCTCGGGTGCGCGAGCGAGGCGATATATGACAACAGCATCTTCGAGCATACGCAATTGATTCATTGGCTTGATTGCTTTTTGCAAGTGACCAAGAATCATTTTATTGCGACCATCCATCAAGCCACAATGAACATGACAGATGCTGTCGGGTGAAATCTTTATTCCCTGCTGAGCCTGTTGGCTTCCGATTCCCTGATGATTGTACAGGTAGTATTCGTTGTATGCAGGTGCAGGGTTTAACCCACGAGGTGGCGGTGGTTTATTAGCACTGCTCTTGATTGGCTCACGAACTTTGCGAATCCTACGAGGATCAATATATCGCAGTTCTTGGATACCTTCGCGTGGTTTCTTTTCGTCGATCATGATGTGATAATACAATCGACCATCGATGTACCAGCGTTTGAATACATCATAAGAAATATTCGAAAGATCGAGCATTTCAGAAATATTATCAAACTCTTGTCGAATGCGATTTTTCACGCGTGCAGGTTGTTCAACCTCGTCAAGATTTAACTCGACAGGAACAGACCTTTCATTTGTTACGATTGCTTCATTAACAATATCTTCGATCGCACGTTCGCATTCAGGCTGCATAGAAAGCTCACGATATTTCGTAACGAGCTCTGCTTCATTTTTTGCTGTACCCTCAACATCAAGAACCTGACCATAAACGCCACCAGATGCAACTTCAATCGCACCATCCTCATTGGGAGGAGGTGTAAAAGAAGGAATCTGCTCCGCACGTTCTACTTCTTCGTTTGCGCGACCGATTCTAAATCCAAATAATTCAACTGCCATATTGTCTTCCTAATAGAAATGGAGACCGCCAAAGGATATTTAGCGGTCTCCACCCAAGCGAATTTCGTGTGCCCCGATCGAACGACCGCTGCTCTATTAGACTGCGAAAGTACCAGTCGTCGTAGGAGCAACAACCTGCCAATAATCATACTGAAACTCGACAGGGAAAATTTCGATCGCATCAGCATTATCCCAGTCGAGATCGATCGCTCCGACATTAGTTGGGAAAATGTTGACAAACTCGTATGTACGAATCACGCCACCAGTTTTATTATACTGGCTGACTGTAGCAGTCGTACGATAGCTCGCTAGTGTTGAAAGACCACCATCTCGCAAGTTTGCTTGATGTGCATTGATAAGGTTGCTCCACGTTTCCATAGCGTTGCGGATTACGAAGTCCTCATCGTTTAGCACTGTCACTGTCCATGGTTCAAAGGTTCTGGTGCCAGCCATCTTGACTTCGCGACCAAAATACCTCTGAGGAATGACACTCAGAACACTCGAAGGTATCTGAGCGGCACGGCAAGTGAAAGCCATCCTTGCTCCGATTGCGGGAACCCCAGCTGGGGTGTCGACCGTCACACTGAATAGTGAGGGGCGAGCACCGCCCAGTGGTAGACCAGCTGAGGCAAACTCTGTTACATTAAAAGCCATATCTTATGTCTCCTTCTTCTCTCTATTTAGCCTCTAAAACTGACCTACAACCTCAGAAAATTCAACACCAGTCCGAACTGCAACAAAGTTGAGTTGAATGAAGTTGATTGACCGAGCTGGCTTGATGTAGATATCACCAATAAACTCGTTTCGGTCAATTACTTCGCCAGTGTTATTGGATTCGTCACATACGACTCGGAAGTCATAGATACCGCGACGACCCTGAACATCCCGCAGGAATGGTTCGACCAAGTTTCTGAACTGTGCCCGAGTAAACTCATCGTTGAACTCGAAGAGAGAAAACTTAGCAGCAGTTGCAATTGCTTTTTCTAGAACAATGAACAACCGACGGACGTTAATCCGATCAAATGCGCTTGGCTTGCTGAGCATAGTTTTATCACCGAAGAGCAAGGTTCCTTGACCAGCCTGAGTGATAACAGGGTTGATTCCCTTCTTGTAGAGCTCATCTCGCTGAGTTTTATTCGGATTGTATGCTAGTTTGATTGCGTTCTTCATGATTCCACGGTTGTAGCCAGCTGGTGAGAACCAAGGATCGCGAGTATTATCGGTGCGAACCATGAGACCAGCGGTATCACCATTGAGCGGAACATATCGATACACATCGTTGTATTTGTCGTATTGATACTTCCAACCACTATCCATAACACCATAAGATGTTGATTTTAGGCTGTCACGGAAAGCAATTGTATCTACAACTTCTTTCCCAACGTAACTGGAGTTGTTAACAACATCAGAACGTTCTGGTGAAATCATTGCAAGGCAATCTTTCCGGAACTCAGCGATATTATCGATGATATGAAGTGCGCGAGTAGCACCACCTGCCGAGTTTAGAATAAATGAAACATCAACAACTTCTGGATCTTTGAATAGGTTGAGACCGTTGATGTAATCCCCGTCACCAACTGAAGAACCATCCTTTCCATATACGAGGGACACGTTCCCGTTAGGTGTTGAAGCTGCACCAAACGTCTTACCAAGCTCGGCTCGTGAACCCCAGTTGGTTGTCGTACCAACGTGACCAGCCCACCAAACCCACTGTGAAGTATTGTTGATGACATCAACATAGTAGTTATTGCTGCCGTCATCAGTTTTTGCATCGCTCGCTTTCGAAACACTGTTGAATCTTTCGATTACTGTGTTTGCAGTTCCTCCAATACCACCGTCTTCATCAACAACAACGATATGCATTTCGTCGGTGCTTGAACCATACTGTGAAGCAAAGTCTGAAGTTCCAGGAGCAGCATCGAACTCGTTGAAAAATTCCCAACGACGAGTTGGTGAAGTTCCAACGGTAGTATTTGCGATAACGTTGTTACCAACATAGACAGTTTTGAGTGTTAGAGTATCATCATCGGGAAGAGTTGCAACCTTACGAGGCAACCGATCTGGTCCACAAAGGATGATATCACCGACAGTCAACTCGGTTGTAAAGGCACAACCGTTACCTGTAACCGTAACACTGTTATTCGTAAACGCGACATTTCCTGTTAGTGTGCTTTCGTATGCTGATGCACTTGGGCAAACTGAAATGCGAAGGTTATTACCAAGTTCACCAGGATACTTGGCAACCCAACCGCCGACACCAGTGATACCAGTGCTGTAATTTTCTTCGTAGTCGTCATCGTTTTCAATTAAAGTTGCTGCGGTGTTAGCAGAGTTACCAATAGCATTTTGTGCTTGAGTTCCACTTGTTTTTGCTATGACTCGAACAACTTGTAATGAGTTACCGTATGCGAGAAAGTTCGCTGCGGTGAAAAAGTCTGACGCTGTATTTGCATTTGGCGTACCGAACTGGCTTGCCAGAGTGTCCTCACTATCTATGAGAACCCGAATATTTGACGGACCCCACTTGGCTTGCATTGCAATAGCACCAGTTGTAGTTGCTACTGCAGGCACCACCGTTGTTAGGTCAATTTCGCTGACATTAACGCCAGGAGAAACCTGAAATGGCATAATTCAATCTCCTCTTCTTTCTCTTATAACCTGTTAAAAGTTATCTGTTTTTCTTTTCACGAGATTATTTATAAAAATCACGTCTTACAGACCCGATGACCAAAATCCCGAATCGGCTCTCCCACGTTCAATACTTAATACTTCGTCACTCTGTCCATCATCAATAAATCCTGGAGGAGTCAAATCATCTAACATTGCATGATATTTTTCCTCTGCCAGTCTTGCTCTTATATCTGTATCTGTCAATTCTCTAAAAAATGGTTGTCTCGTGAGCCATGCGAAACTTACCATAGTCATAACAATATCATCATGTGCGCCTTCTTCGGCTTCATAGGACTGCCTCCTCGCTACAAATGTAGACAGTTCCTGGATTGTTTCGAAATCCTGTACTAATAACTTGTCAGACTCAATCATATCCTTTAATGTCTGACAGCCAATTCTTTTTACTTGTTTCGACATACGCACGCCAAGTGCTGTGCCACCACCAAAACCACCACTGATTTGCTGCCCAGCTCTGCCTTTCATGACAGTCGACAGCATATTATCATACTCAAGTTCGGTGTGTAAAGACTCGGCAACTGTACCGCCGATATCATTACTTTCTACAAGCACATATGCATCGTTATACCACCTTGCATATCTATGTATAATTTCGGGCAATAGCATAGGCGATATTTCAGCATTTCTGTACTTGGCAACCTGCCGATATGGAAGTTGGGTGACATCGAATACACAAAATGCTGAATAATCTAAACCAACGCCATGGGAAACATCCGCAGAAATAACATAGGCATGATCTTTTTCTGGTGCACGATAGTAGTCTAAACCCCATTCTTCTTTTTTGGGTGTGTGATATACGAGATTTCTGAGCTTCGTCGGAGCAATTAGAGTATTTACGCTGCCGATAAACTCACACTCAAATTCTTGACGAAATTGATCTTCGCTGGTATTTCTTATCGTTTCATCGCGCCATTTATCATCGCGCCCAGGGACGTCGCGCCAGTGTACCTCAATAGGAACATAATTGCTGCGCTGCTCCATCGCATCGGTCCACATTTTATAGAAATGATTCAGACCATTCGGCGTTGAAACGATGATGATTTTCGATGTGCTACCAGAAGAAATCGTAGGATATACAGATGCAAAGAACTCTTCAGCCAAATTCATACCAACAAACGCAAATTCGTCTAGGAATATCAGGTTGTACGAACCACCTCGAATCGCGGATGATGAGGTAGAAGCTGCAACGACCTTCGAACCGTTTTCCAGCTCTATATTACCTTTGTTCCAGGTTATAACACCTTGCTGTAACCACTTCGGCAAATTTTCATACGAAAGCTGTATCTTAGCAAGTAGATCACGAGCGAGTTGCCCTTTGTTCGCTAGGATAGCACAGTTCTGATTATCGTTGAACAATATATTCCAAAGCATATAACCGACAACTGTAGTCGATTTACCACTTTGCCGAGGCAGCTTACAAAT